CAAGACCTACAGCGTGCGCACCTGCCCGTGCGTGCCTACAACCCCGGCAGAGCCGACAAGATGCAGCGCCTGAACATCGTCTCCAGCATGTTCGCCCGCGGTCGTGTCTGGATGCCCGAGAGCAGCAAGAACCCCAAGTATGTGAAGGACTGGGTCGAGCCGCTGTTGAGCCAGCTCTGCGCATTCCCGGACACTGCCCATGACGACTTTGTTGACTCCACGACGCAAGCGCTCCGATTCCTCCGCGACTCCGGCTGGATCGACATCGATGGCGCTCCGCCAGAACCGTATGACGAGGACGACTACGCAGACAGCGGAGCAGCCAAGAACCGTGAGAACCCGTACTCTGCCTAAGTGCGACGTGCTGGGCGTGTGCCAAGACCTATTGTTCCCGTGCAAGGGATGTTTGAGGAGACCTGAATGATTCACTTCACCAAAGAGGGCGCGTACAAGCGCATCGGACTGAACATCTACCGCAGCCGCGGTGGGTTCGTGATCGGCTGGGTCTGGTATGACGTCAAGACACGGGAGCTGCATGGCTGGCGCTTTCGCTTTCGCTTGCACATGAAGCCTTGCTTTATCTTTGAGCGCAACCGTCAGTCGGTGATTGACAAATTCATGAAGTCCAATGACCTCGTGGCTGTGCAGCGTTCGCTGCTTGAAGACGAAGCGCCTTACATCGCCAAACTGATGAAATACTACGACCTCAAAGCCGAGCTCGATAGACTTGAAAGGGCCAAGCAAGTATGATTCGGCAACTTCACTCACCGAGGTTGTGATGCCAAGTCCTCGCGCCCAACGCCCGCTGACACTCGACCGAGCGGTCGAAGACATTAAGAGTTTCCAAGTCCCCGCAAGAGCGTTGGCCGACATGATGGCTGGTGCATTGCGCGGATCAACCGCTGCAACACTTGGCTTGCCCGGTGACATCGAGAACCTCGGACGCGGTGCATTGGCCGCAGCTCGCGCCCCATCTGGCCAACGTCTGGACGCCTTCGCCGCCGGCATGGAGCAACCCACCGTGCTGCCCACCACCGAGCGCATGATGGCTACCCTCCCCAAAGCCGCCCCAGTGGCCACCCCATACGAGGAGCTGGGCCAGTTCGCTCCCCTGCCCGGTTCAGCCGCCGCAGCCAAAGCATTGAGCTACGGCGCAGGCCGAGCTGCTGGCGCAGGCACACGAGCTGTTGGTCAGGCCATCAGCGATGCCATGATCCATCAGGCTGGCCCACTCGCAAACGGCCCGCTGTCGGCTCTGGCTCCCCGCGCAGCCATGACCAACGCAATCAAACCCGTGGGAGGCAACTGGTTGAGTGGCAGCGTGGAGAAAGTGGTCAAACCGCTGAAACCAAGAAGTCGTGAATTGCGTGAGCAGCTTGAAGACACCCTCAGACTTGGTGAGCGTTTTGGCGATAAAGAGATCGTGCGCTCTACCAAAGAAGAGTTGGCAAAAATCGATGCCGTCGAAAACTGGGTTGACCGCAACCTGACCAACTACATCAAGAAGCAAATGGCCACGCCGGAAGACCCGGTGCGCAAGCTGGCCGAGCAGGGCATTGTCCACATGCCGCCTGAGCAAATGGGCTATGGCTCAAGTCAGGCCTACGCTGTTCGCAAGAAGTTGGGCGCACCCAAGTTGGCTCAATCGGAGGCCGCGCAGGCTTGGGAAGATGCCACGGATGTGTCGATGCACCCTCAGTTGATCAAACACATCGATCCAACTCTGCATTCGTTTCATGAGCCGTGGATGGAAAAGGCTGATCCAAACACCAAAGTTTGGACGGCTTTGGACAACATGAATGCTAGTGACTTGGGCTTCGACCACATCGTGGACGTGCTCAAGCATGATTTGGCTTCTGGCCGCATCCGCCCCGAGCAGCTTAACAAGGTGAGCATGGAGCAGGCCGTGCGCCGCACCTACGAGTACGACCAAGAGATGGCCAAGAAGATGGCTGAGGCGCAGATCAAAGCCACCGAGGGCATGCCCGTCCACAAAGAGTATCCCGAGGGCTACAAGTGGATCGAGCTGGCCCAGCCCAAGATGCCTGACGTGATCCCCGAAGGCTGGACGATGAAGGAGCCAAAGAACGGCGTGATGCGAGCGGTGAGACCAGACCCGGTTGATCCGCAGTTCCAGACCACGGTGCTCGGCACTGACCTGCCCGACCTGATCAAGAACATCTACAAGCGCCACCCCGACACACCCGGCAACCCAAATGCCGCGCTGGAGCAGGCGCTCAAGTACGAAGGCGAGACGATGGGCCACTGCGTGGGCAACTACTGCCCCGACGTCGCCGCTGGCAAGAGCCGCATCTACAGCCTGCGCGACACGAAGGGTGAACCGCATGTGACCGTGGAGGTCAAGCCATCGAACGTGCAAGAAGCCCTGCGCAACCTGCCGGCAGAGGAGCGCCACGCGCTGGCTCAGTCGGTCAAGGATCAGCACTTCGGTGGCGTGATGCCCGGTGTGCGCGACGAGGACAAGTATTGGGAGATGGTCGATCAAGCCTACATCGACAAGTACGGCACGCCCGCGCCCACCATCAAGCAGATCAAAGGCAAGCAGAACCAAGCGCCCAAGGAGCAGTACCTGCCCTTTGTGCAGGACTTTGTGCGCAGTGGCGAGTGGTCAGATGTCGGCGATCTGCGCAACACTGGCTTGCGCGACATTCATCGCACGCCTGCTTTGAAGACTTATCTTGAGGGCAAGGGCGAGACCTTTAATCGATTCGTTCCTGAGCAGCAGTACAAAGAATACGAAGACGATTATTTGATGGATCGGCTCTACCCCAAAGAAGAGGGCATGGCCGCGGGCGGTGTGCCCAAGCCACCGTCAGACGAGATTCGTGAGAAGCTGCGCCAGCTCCGCGACTCATTCGTCCCGCTGGCCAACGAATTCGAGCGCCAAAAGAAAATCCAAGACAACTTGGAGAAGATGAACAAGAAGATCAGCTTCAGCGACAACCCCGACTCCATGATGATGGATGTCGAGGAAGCGCAGATGGCTGGCGGTGGAGACGTCCGCGGTTACGACAACGGCGGCAGCATCAAAGCGACGCCCCGCAGCGAGGGCTGGGGCATGGCCGCTGACGTTGCCAAGGCAATCGAAGACGCCTCGAAAGAGCAGTTTGGCTACAAGAACCCAGCGACCGAAGTCATTGCCGACTTTCTTGGGATACCAGCCGTCGCCCGCACGTTGGAGCGCAAGGCCTATGGCGAGCCGATCACAAACATTGGCAAAGCAAACGTCCCGCTTCTGCCGGACGACACAGCCGAGACATTGATGACCGTTGCCCCCCTTGCAAAGCCAGCGGCCAAGGGCGCAAAAGCGGCTGGCAAGCTGGCTGCAAGCGAGATCGAGAAGGCCATGTTCGGCGAGAGTTCATCAAAGCTGCTCAACGAACTCACCCCGCAGGTCATGAGCGCATACAGGCCGCACACTCCGCTCAAGCCAGACCCAGATGTTGGCACGAGATACAAGAAGCAGTATGTCGGCGGACTCGCGCCCCGCAAGGACTTGGACATCCAAGACTTGGAGAAGTCGAGCGTCAAGATATTCCCGTGGGATGCCACGAGCCGCAACCAGCTCATCACCGAGGTGTCTGACGTCCCGCTTACAAAGCCCGTGCTGACAGAGGGCGGCGATGAGTACATGATGGACTTGCAGCACATGGCGAACAGGATCGCCGGGGCATCCAATGAGGGCATCGCAAAGCGGATCGTTGACCGCATCAATCAAGCATCGGTTGAGAATCAGATGCTGGGCGGAACTGGCAAGGTCTACGGTTTCCCCATACGCATGGGCGAAGGAGCCGAGAACGCCGCGACTTTCCCGACTGATGTCGTGATGGATTTGCTCAACCAAGCTGGACTGAAAAAGAAAGAGCTCAAAGAACTCGATACGAGCATGCGCAACATGCTTTTTGAGGGCGACAAAGGCGCATTCAAAGACATGGCTCCAATTGGCACGCCTGAGTTTGAGCATCAACTTCGCGCTGGGTTGAAGAGCGACAAAGAAAAGAAAATCACTGGCTTCACGTCAATGAATTTGCGCAAGGCGTTGATGAACCGCCTCGGCCTTGTTGAGTACCAAAAGCGGCTTGGATACAACCTTCCAGACTTAACTGGCGCAGTTTTGTCTGACGAGCTCAAAGGCGTGCCAAAGGGCTATGTTGGGAACGTGGCAGCAGAGCTTGATCCATTCACCAACATTCGACCATCTAAGTCGTCAACATACTCGCATGACTTCTCTGGCCAATACGCTGGATCGATGCCAAACATGCCAGTTGAATTCTTGATGCCGAACGTATACGAGTCGATCTATCGTGAGATGAAGGAGAAGTACCCCAAGTTTGCTCCCGAGGCCTTGCGCAACATGACCATCGGAGCGATGGAAAAACGCAAGGACAAAATTTCAGAGTTGATTGGCCCTCGATCTGTTGATGCAGTGAAGACGTTCCAAGAAGGCTTGATGCAAGGCGAGTTTGATCCGTATGACATCAATCAGGTCTATGACTACATGCGCCGCAAAAAGATGGGGCTGAACCTCGACCCCAAAAAGCCACTCAAAAAAGCTGCGGGCGGTGAGATCACTGCCGAAGACCTAGACATCGAGGAGCGCCCGTTATGAGCAAGCTGGGACTTGTTGAAGACTTGCTGTCGTTTGCCACCAAGGGCGCGGCCAAAGAGGCTCCCAAGGCCGCCCCAAAGGTGGCCAAGCCCTTCTACTCCGCCGCCGACAAAGCAGCGATGGAGCTGACCCGCGGCAAGGGCACTGGCAAAGAGTTCATCACCGAGCTCAAGAAGGCTCCCGGCGTCAAGAAGGCAGAGCTGGAGCACCGCAAGCTGGAGCAGATCGAGGCGATGCCCAAGATGACCAAGGAGGAGTTCTTGGCCGAGCTGGAGAAGCGCCCGCCAGCCAAGCTCGAAGAGATCACCTATAGCGACAACCCGCAAGAGCAAGAGTACGGCGACCTGTACTACCAAACTATTGGCCACTTGCCGCGAGAAGAGCAAACAAAGGCGTTTATTGCGTTGCCCGAGGCCGAGAAGGAACGCATCTATAAGGAATCGAAAGAATCCGACAAGCACCTGCAAGGCACAAAATACGAGAAGTGGCTGATGCCGGGGGCCGAGAACTACCGCGAGATTCTGATCAAGACGCCCAGCGAAAGCATGCGCAAGGCTCAGTCGGAAATTGCTGGTCTCAGAAAAGAGTACAACGCATACGATGCGCAGGCGCAAGCCATTCGCCAGCAGTTCCCAATTATCAGCGAGCGTCCGCCCGAGGCTCAGACGGAGCTTATGAACCTCAGAGAGAAGCAGGCGGCGTTAGAAAACGAGATACGCCAGATCAGCAAAGAGGGTCAGACGTACCACTCAGGGCACTGGGAGAACGATCCCGGCGTGCTGGCGCATGCCCGTGTAACTGACCGCTGGGGGCCGAACAACGAACAAATCCTGCACATCGAAGAGATTCAGTCTGACTGGCATCAGGCTGGCCGCAAGTCAGGCTACAAAACCGGAGAAGAGGCCGCGCAGATTGACGAGCTGAACAATCAGATGCAAGCTCTCAGCAAGCGCCGCAAGGAACTGCACAACGCCGCTGGCGCATTGCCCGATGGCAGAGAGGACGATTTCATTGACCTGATGAACCAAGCCAACGACATCACGCCACAGATAATGAGTCTGCAATCAAAGATTGATGAGCTCGCGGGAAAGTCTGTGAGAGCTGTGCCGGATGCGCCCTTTAAGAAAAACTGGCACGAGCTGGTGATGAAGCGCCTGCTCAACTACGCAGCAGAGCGTGGCTACGACAAGGTTGTCATCACTCCCGGAGCGGAGCAGGCATCACGTTATGACCTGAGCAAGCATTTAGAAAACATCAACATCCACAAAAACCAAGACGGAACGTACAACATCATTGGAAATGCCCACGGCGCAGAGAGCTTTAGAACGCCTGCAATTCAAGAGTTCAACATTCCAGAGGACAAGCTGGAAAGTTACATCGGTAAAGACTTAGCACTCAAAGCCGTTAATGAAGGCGGCGGGAAATATGAAGGCCTTGATTTGCGAGTCGGCGGCGAAGGCATGATTGGCTTCTACGACAAGATGCTGCCCGACTACCTCAACACCTTTGGCAAGAAGTACGGCGTGCAGGTTCAAAAAGAGGGCTACCCAATCAAGATCAGCCCCGATCTGAATTTTCCAGAAGAAATCAGCAGAGCAAACAACTTGCCGTCTTTTGTTCCCGGCGAAGAACGCATGCTCCACAGCTTCGACATCACTCCCGAGATGCGCGAAGAGATCAAAGGTGGCATGCCGCTGTACCAGAAGATCGGCATCCCCACGGGTGCGGGCGCAGCAGGCCAGCAACTGGAAGAGCCACAAGAGCCCGAGGAGCCCAAACTTGCGGGCGGTGGACTCGTGGGCGAAGAGTATGACCCCGACCAGTCCGATGGTGGATTGGTCGCGCATGACAGCGCAGCATTCAAGCGTGGCGGCAAGGTGAAAATCAGCGACAATGCCGACGCCATGTTCCTCGAACTGCGAGATAAAGAATTGAACAGGAAGTAACCTATGGCTACAGAATTCCCCATCGACCCTGAGTTTGGTCGCAACATTCCCGGCATGAGCGCCGACGATCTTGCAGGTCAAGACATGGTCGAAAACGAGGACGGCAGCGTCGATATTGAGCTGCCCGACCTTGATGAGTCGATGATTGAAGAGCTGCCCGACGGCTCTGCTGTCGTCTCTCTTGAAGACTTCAAAGGCCCGGAGGAAGACGAAGACTTCTATTCCAACTTGGCCGACGGCGTGATCGACAACTACGAGCTCGACAAGCTGGCCATCCGTTACCTTGAGCTGATCGACAAAGACAAAGAAGCCCGCGAGCTGCGCGACAAGCAGTACGAAGAGGGCATCCGCCGCACTGGCATGGGCAAAGACGCCCCCGGCGGCGCAAACTTCATGGGCGCGTCCAAGGTGGTTCACCCCGTCATGGCCGAAGCCTGCGTGGACTTTGCTGCCCGCGCCATCAAAGAGCTGTTCCCGCCAGACGGCCCCACCAAGACCAAGATTCTTGGCGACGTGGACAAAGACAAGGTCGAAGTGGCCGAGCGCAAGCGCGACTGGATGAACTGGCAGCTCACCGAGCAGATCGAAGAGTTCCGCGACGAGCAAGAGCAGCTCCTGACGCAGCTCCCGCTGGGTGGTTCGCAGTTCATGAAGCTGTGGTACGACGAGGACAAGCGCCGCCCCTGCGCGGAGTTCGTGCCCATCGACAACATCATCCTGCCGTTTGCAGCCGCTAACTTCTACACCTCGCCCCGCGCAGCCGAGCAGCAAGACATCACCGACTGGGAATTCAAGCGCCGCGTCGCCTCTGGCCTGTACATCGACACCGACTACATCCGCGCCACGATGGAGCCAGTCGAGACCAAGGCGGAGAAGGCCACCAACAAGATCGAGGGCAAGAACTACCAAGATTCGGTTGACGGCATCCGCCGCGTGTACCACGTCTACACATGGCTGGAGCTGGAAGACGACTCCCGCACCAAGGGCGAGATGGCTCCCTACATCCTGATGATCGACGAGCTCGACAATCAGGTGGTCGGCCTGTACCGCAACTGGGAAGAAGGCGACGAGACGATGACCAAGCTCGATTGGATCATCGAGTTCAAGTTCATCCCTTGGCGTGGAGCCTACGCTGTTGGCCTGCCCCACCTCATCGGTGGCCTCGCCGCGGCCCTCACAGGCTCACTACGCGCCCTTTTGGACTCCGCCCACATCAACAACAGTGCCACGATGCTCAAGCTCAAGGGAGCCCGCATTTCTGGCCAGAGCCAGCAGATCGAAGTCACCCAAGTGGCCGAGATTGAAGGCGCTGCCGGCGTGGACGACATCCGCAAGATCGCCATGCCCATGCCGTTCAACCCTCCGTCCGAGGTGTTGTTCAAGCTCATGGGCTTCTTGGACAGCGCTGCCAAGGGCGTGGTGACCACCGCGGAAGAGAAGATCGCCGACGTGAACTCCAACACACCGGTGGGCACGACTCAGGCGCTCATCGAGCAAGGCGCTGCGGTGTTCTCCGCGATCCATGCCCGACTGCACGACAGCCAAAAGCGCGTTCTCAAGGTCTTGGGCCGCATCAACCGCTGGTATCTGGACGACATGCGCAAGGGCGACATCGTCGAGGACTTGGAGATCAAGCGCGAGGACTTCAAGCGCAACACCGACGTTGTGCCCGTGTCCGACCCGCACATCTTCTCCGAGACCCAGCGCATGGCGCAGATTCAGGCCGTGGTTGCCCGCGCTGACAAGCACCCTGACCTGTACGACCGCAAGGCTGTGGAGGAGCGATTCCTCAAGCAGATCAAGATTCCCGGCATCAACGAGCTCTTGAAGGGCGTTCCTGACCCCGAGAAACGCGATCCAGCCAACGAGAACGTGGCAATGGCCATCGGTCAGGCGGCGTTCGCCTACATCGAGCAGGATCACTTGGCCCACATTCAAGCGCACTTGGACTTCGCCAAAGACCCGATCCTTGGCGGCAACCCGCTCATCGCGCCAGCATTCATCCCGAATGTGATGGAGCATGTAAAGCAGCACTTGACACTGTGGTACTTGAACCGCATGAACGGCTACGTCACCAAGGCTGTTGGCCACCCCATCCGCGACTACGACGACGAAGACCAGACCGAGAAGATCGACCAGCTCTTTGGCGTGGCCTCGATGCACGTCAACAAGGACACCGAGACCGTGTTCAGCGGCATCATGCCGATCATCCAGCAGATGATGCAGCAGATGCAGCAGTACAAGCCTCAGCCCGCGATGACGCCCGAAGCCATCGTGCTGGAGAAGACCAGCATGGCCGAGACCCAGCGCCGAGCTCAACGCGACAGCGCCGACATTCAACTCGCCCAGCAAAAGCAACAGCAAGAGATGCGCCTCAAGATGGAAGACTTGGAGTTGCGCCTTGCGATCGCCGAGGGCGACAACCAAACCAAGGAGCGCATCGAGGCAGCTCGAATTGCGCGAGATGGTGCAACGCTCCAACACGAGCAAACCAAAGACTTTCTTCAACTGATGAACCAAGGAGCCCCAAATGGCAACATCCAATGATCAAGTCGCTGTCAACATGCACAAGCGCATCGCTATGGGCGAGAAGCTCGACGGCACATCCCTGCAACAAAAGGGTCAACAGCCCGCAAAACCACAAGGAGGTTTGAGCCAAGCAAAGAAGAAATAAACAGCAATGGCAACACTTGGAGACCTGATCGGCGGGATTGAAGCCTCGCAGCGCGAGATCGCTGCTTCCTTGGCGCATGGCAATGCGTCTACATGGGAGGCTTATCAACGCTTGGTCGGACAGTACGCGGGCCTGCAAGAAGCCCTCGACATTTTGAACAACCTCATGAAGGAAGAAAGAGAAGATGAGTAACACCACGGTAGCTTCTAACGAAGCTGACTTAGCTTGGGCATTTCCGAGCGTTGACCCCGGTGCAAAACCTCTTGGCGGACGAATCTTGGTTCAACTCCGTCGCACAAAAAAGAAGGCCACAAGTGCCGGGATCATCTTGGTCGAAGAGACCAAGGAAACAGAAAAGTGGAACAACATGGTGGCTAAGGTCATCTCGATTGGCCCACTTGCGTTCAAAAACCGCGACACGATGCAGTCATGGCCAGAAGGCTCTTGGTGCTCTGTCGGCGACTACATCCGCGTGCCCAAGTGGGGCGGTGATCGTTGGGAAGTCAAAGTCCCCGGTGATGACGACCTCGAAGACCCTGCGTTGTTCATGATCCTCAACGATCATGAAGTCATCGCAACGGTTACTGGTGATCCATTGGCAATGAAGGCATTCTTATGAGCACAGAAACAATCGAAAAAGAAAAGACTCCAGACCTCAAAGTCTCGGAGCAAATGGACGGATCGGTCAACGTTGAGTTGCCTGATGATCTGGCCGTTGAAGGAGAGGCTGAGAAAGAGCAGCCCGAGCAAGAACGAGCCGAAGGCGGCGACGCAGGAGGTGATGATCATGAAGAGCAAGATCACCCCGACGACACTGAAGCCATCCGCGCAGCCCGTCGCGCCCGTCGCAAGGCTAAGAAGGAGTATGTCAAGCAGGCCAACGCCGAAAAAGACATCATGCTCAACAACCTCAAGCGCCAAAACCAAGAGCTTATGGAGCGTCTGGCCGTTGTGGAACGTAAGACCCACAGTGCGGACTTGGCTCGCTTGGACAAGGCGGTTGAGGACAAACAACTTCGACTGCAATATGCCCGCATGAAGATGGCTGAGGCTACCCAAGCTGGTGACGGCGAGGCGATGGCCAAAGCACAGGAGATGTGGTACGAAGCACGCCGTGAGATGGAGACTTTGATCTCCGCCAAAGAGCAAGCTGCCAAGGCGAACAATGCGCCCAGCCCGACCGACAACGGTCGCATGCAGCGTCTTGCCTCCGACTGGATGGAAGACAACTCTTGGTTTGATCCCAACGGTGACGACGAAGACAGTCAGATCGCCCGCGTGGTCGATCAGAAGCTGGTCAAAGAAGGCTGGAACCCCAACAGCGAAGAATACTGGGCGGAGCTTGACAAACGCTTGCAGAAGCGTCTCCCCCACCGTTATACTGACGACACTGATGAGAGAGAAGTCAGGACTCGTAGACCGAGGAGCGTAGTGACTGGGTCAGGGCGCGAAAGCGCAGCAGCAAGTGGAGGCAAAAACACTTTCACGCTGTCACCTGAACAAGTCCGGGCCATGAAGGACGCGGGACTCTGGGATGACCCAGACAAACGCAACAAAATGATCCGCCGTTACGCTGAACAAGCCCGTCAATCTAGGAGTTAAAAATGACTGAATCTCGTCTCAAAAAATCCCTCTCTGCTGGTGGCCGTGAGGGCCGATCTTCACAAGATCAAAGCCGCGCAGCACCAGAAGAGAAGTTCGCAAGTTCGCAGGAGCGTCGCAAGATGTGGAGCGATGAGTGGACACAAAGCGCGTTGCCAAAAGTTCCGGAGATTCCGGGATGGCATCTTTGCTGGTTATCAACCACCAATAGTTACGACAGTATCGACAAAAGAATGCGACTGGGCTACGTTCCCGTGAAAGCGGATGAGTTCCCCGGATTCGAGAATTTCCGAGTCAAGGCTGGCGCACACGAAGGTTTCGTCGCTTGCAACGAGATGCTTCTGTTTAAGCTCCCGATGGAGATTTATCAGGACGTCATGCTGCAAATGCACCACGAGGCTCCGATGGAAGAAGCGGACAAAATCCGAGTCCAAGTCGAAAACCTCCAAGGGCAGCGCGATAGCTCAGGCAGAAGCCTGACGCAGGTTGAAGGCGAAGGTTTTGGCAGCATTGACCAAAATGTCAAGACACCCATCTTTCACGGGTAATTGACAGCCTGATAGGAGAAGAAGCTATGTCTTCAACAAGCGCTCCGTTCGGCCTGCGTCCCGCTTTCCACCCGTCTGGTCTGGATCGCGCTCAAGCATTGGCTAACGGTATTCAAGCCGTTTCCACCTCTGGAAACGTCTCTGCTGGTTATGCGACCACAATCTTGAAGGGTCAGCCCGTCAAGTATTCGTCCAGCGGTTACATCGTGGTTGCTGCCGCGGGTGATGCCTTTGTTGGCGCATTCGCTGGTGTCGAGTGGACTGACAGCACTGGCCGTCGTCGCGTGTCGAACTATTGGCCTGCGAACGAATCGTTCCAAGTCGGTTCGGTGGTTGCATATTTCTATGCTGACCAAAACATCGTGTACGAAATCCAGACTGACGGCACTATGGCTCAAACAGCCGTGGGTGACGAGGCCGACCTCAGCAATACCACTGACGGTTCGACCACCACTGGCCTGTCTCAGTGCACTTTGTCCGCGACTCTCGCTGGCGCTGGTAACACAGCACAGATGCGAATCCTCGACATCGCTCCGTTCCCCGACAACGCTTGGGGTGATAACTATGTAATCGTCCGCGCCAACATTGCGAAGTACCAATTCGCACCGGTGGCAGGCACAGCCGTTTAAGGAGGGCTAAATCATGGCAGCCCCGATGCGCAGTACCGACTTTCGGTCAATTGTTGAACCTATCCTGAACGAGTGCTTTGACGGCGTGTACGATCAACGCACTGACGAGTGGAGCCGTGTGTTCCGCGAGCAGGAAGGTATTCCCCGTAACTACCACGAAGAACCCGTCTTGTACGGTTTTGGCGCGGCTCCTCAGTTGCCTGACGGTACTCCTGTCAGCTACCAGCAGGGCGGCGTGCTGTTCCTCAAGCGCTATGTTTACAACGTGTATGGCTTGGCCTTCGCGTTGACCAAAGTGCTTGTGGAAGACGGCGACCATATCCGTATCGGTCAGGTCTATGCCCGCCACTTGGCTCAGTCTTTGATTGAGACCAAAGAGACTTTGTCGGCAAACGTTCTCAACCGCGCTTTCAACACCTCCTACCCCGGTGGTGACGGCGTGCCGTTGAACAGCGCCAGCCACCCCATCGTCAATGGCACTTTCAGCAACTTGCTGACCACTGCTGCGAACCTCTCGCAGACTTCTCTGGAACAGATGCTGATCCAGATTCGTCAAGCTGTGGACAACAACGGCAAGAAGATTCGCTTGGTTCCCCGCCAGTTGGTGGTGGCCCCCGGCAACGTCTTCCAAGCCGAGGTGTTGCTGAAGTCTGTGCTCCGCGCAGGCAACGCAAACAACGACATCAACCCCATCAAGTCGATCGGCTTGTTGGACGAGGGTGCTGCTGTTATCTCCCGTTTGACTTCTGCCACCGCATGGTGGGTGCAGACCGACGCTCCCGAGGGCATGAAGCTCTTGATGCGCCGTCGTCTGGAGAAGACTATGGAAGGTGACTTTGAGACCGACACCATGCGCTACAAGGCAACTGAGCGTTATGACGTTGGCTTCACCGATCCTCGTGCGATGTACGGTACTCCCGGCGTCTAATCACAGCGGGGGCTTCGGCCCCTGCTCCTACAAGGAGAAAAGACAATGGCACAGACCTATATTGGTTCGACCCTGCGTACTGGCTCGGGTACTCTGACTGATTCCACCGACGGCGGTTTCGTAGTTGTCTCTCAGACATCTACTGTCACCACAGCCGCTGATGGCTCGGCCACGAGCACCTACGTCACCTTGCCCTCGGGCTCGCAGATCATCAACATCTTCATTGATCAGACACAGAACGAAACCGTTGGCGGTGGCACAGCTACTGCAATCAACGCGACCGTTGGTACTGCTGCCGCTGGCACACAGTACGTTTCTGCTACTGACGTGATTGGTGGTGGCCGCGCAGCGTTGACATTTACTGCCGCTCAATTGGCAGCGATGGCTGACATTGGTTCAAACACCAAGGTCTACCTCACTGTTGATCCCAACGGCACAATCGCCACGACTCAAGGCATCTATCGCCTGACCGTGGTCTACGCTCAGAAGTAAGGAGCACATCATGGGTCAATTCAAGCCTATGGTCAAAATGATGACCACTGAGCCTTCGGTTGAACTGAAGCTCAAAAAGGGCGGCGCAGTGAAAAAGGCCGACGGCGGCATGATGGGTCTCCC